GTATTGCGTTGCGTATAGCAGACACATATCATTACAGTGAAGATGATGCTATGCTTAACAACATACTACAACAAATGTGGAAATAATGGCAAAAGACAAAGATAAGAAACACATATTCTTAGATGATGTAGAATGGGGCAATCAAGAAACTGATACTTTTACGCATGAACAATTGATTAGTCCCCATGCTACTACTATTGCTAATAATAGAGCAAGAAAAGGTACTAAAGAATGGCGTGAAATAACTGCTAAAAGAAAATTACATGTTCGTACGCCCGAAGAAATTGCTGAAGCATCTAGAAGAAGTAAAAAGTTGTGGCAAGATCCTGAATATAAAAAAGTGCAACAGGAAAAATATAACAATGAATGGATCGAGACTGTTACAATAGCAAATAAAAATCCAAAACGTAACAAAAAAATATCTAAATCAAATAGTAAGAAAATTCAAACACCAGATGGCATTTTTAAAAATGCTATAGAGGCAAGTAATTACTATAACATAACTGCCGAAGGCATAAGACACAGAATTAAAACAAAAGATGATTGGTTTTTTATGAATAACAAAAAAATTAATAGAAAACCTAAAACTAAAAAACAAAATGAACAAGATAGGTTTAAAAGATTAACTGCTATAGCAGAAAAAAATGGTTATATACATACACCATATGGTAAATTTTTAAGTGTCAGAGAAGCATGGCGTGAAGAACAAAAACACACTAAAACTGGTAATAATTCTCATGTTTGGTTCAAAAATGCTAACAGAGACAAACCCGATCAATACTTTAAAGGAGAATAAATGTACAAAATAATCACAGAACCTACAAAAGACTGGCTAATTGATAGGCCATATTGGAAAGACTATCAGTGTGCTATAGCATACTGCGAACAGTTAAACAGGCGTTTGCCAAATATATTCTTTGGCGTAAAGTATGTCGAAAAAGTTGATATTGATCCGATAAATGCCGTATAATCTCTATATAGAGATAAATAAAAGTATACGATAAGGAGATAATATGAGTTACACTATAAAATGGCGTAAAGCATTTACAAAATCAGATATTGATACTGTATTTTGTAAAATGGCCAAAGATGACAAGCAATTAATTATAAACATACTACAAGACGCACTATACATCATAGCAGAAGCACAACACGAATACCCAGAGGTAAACAGTTTTGTTACCAGAGAGTTTAAGTCTTTAGGCAAAGGCAAGTACTACAAAAGAAGCAAGTATATAGGTGTAACTGCCGCATTAGGTGGTATGCTTAAACAACACAAGAAAACCAAAGACAAAGACTTTACAGTATATCAACTTAAAAACATAGAAGAACTTTTAGGTGCATTCGATAACTTAAACAAGTTTTTGAATGGTAATAAATGGCCGGAGACTATATTTGCGCCAGATTTAATATTTGAGGAAGAATAATGAAGAAAAGAGTAAATTTTAAAGAAAAATGGGGGATACCTTGCAATGACTTAGCAGAGATGGAAGGCGTTACACCAGAAGCAATCCGTATGCGTGTGCGTAACTTTGGAACACCGTTTCAAAGGCGTGGTAAACCAACTAAATTTGAAAAGAAGTATGGTAAAACATTAGGTGAACTTGCACTAGACTTAGGCATACATCCTATCACAGTTGCACGCCGTGAATACTTATATGGTGACGTATATTACAGCACATTTGAAAAACCAGAACTACAAGGTAAGATACTAAACGAACGTGGCGAACATTGGACTGTGAATCCTAAAATGTTTTACATCAAAATGGCGTCCACATACATGGATCAGTATGATGAGAACAAGAAAGTCTAGAACAAAAGAATGGATTAATGGGCATCTGTTGCCTAAGCCTAAAACTCAAGCATATAGAAGGTATTTGCAACTCACACTACCTGTAGTGCCAAAGCCTACATACAATACCATAAAGCCTCGCAATGAAGAGGAGTGATATACCTGATCCGCACATAGAGTTTAAGAAATACTTTGTGCTGTGCGTAAATGATTATTTACAAGATCCCACAGACCGTAAACAAGCAAAACTCAAAGACCTAGTGCAAAAGAGTATACACTTAGATCAAGAGTTATTGTTTTGGTTTAATGCTATGTTCAAATGGCGCAATACCAAATATGGCTTAACCGTAGACTTTAAGAATAAACCTAGTATTCCTTCTTAATACGCACTTCTGAACCATATCCTACTATGATACACATTACTGTGAGTATTGTGAACCATGGGTTCAACATGCCTAACATTTGGCCCCATAATAATGAGAGTCCTGTTAGTGTCATTGTGTTAAATGCTGTACTTATTTTTTCAGTTGGTAATTTCATGTAAATCTCCTGCTATTGCTTCTGCTTTGAGTCCACCATAATGACCCAATTCATATCTTACTTGCATTAGTATTTGTTCTAATGGGCCGCAGTAATCAAAGTCTTTGGTAAATGTGTATTCACTTTTAGGATTAGCACATCGATACGTTATCCTATAAGTTAAATTTATAGGCTTAGACAAAACTGGTTGTTGAGTCTTTGGTTTCGACATGTTGTCTTACTCCGTCTGGTTGATCAAATATTTGGATACCTGCTCTTTCTAAGAGTGGTGCCCATGCTACCATTTGTTCAAGTTTTGAATACTTTGGTCCTGCATACTTCTTGTTCTTTCTGGCTAATGCTTTTTTATGTCTCTTTTGACCTAATTGATGTGCTTTCATTGTAGTCTCCTATAATATTTACTTGTTTCGGTTGTTTATGTTTGTTCTTTGCGGATATTCTACATTGGCATTTGTTTTAGGTTTACCGAATATCTTATCCCAATTATCTTGATATTGTTTGCTGTTAGTGTCTGTGCGTGGCGTACTGCCTTTACCGCCATGCCAATTACTCTTCTTCATCTTGGTACTTTCCATTAATTTTTATGCGAAACTTTGGCTTAGTTTTTTTGTCCTTACTCCATTTAATTTTGTCGTAATTCTCTTTGTACTGCTCATCATTTACGCCTGAGTTAATAGCACTACTTGTACCTAATCCTTCTTTCTTGTCACGTTGTGCTCTTAAGAATGGATTCTTAGCAATTATGCTTTCATTCTTCTTCCATTGTGATGTTTTTTTATCAGGTGCTTTGCCCCAACTTTTATCACCTTTTATCATCTTGGTCTTACTCCTGTACTTCTAAATCTATTTCCTGGCAATGTGTCGAATCGCATTTGTTTTATCGGAAATAACTGCCATACACAATACTTTAGTGCATCGAACATATGGTCATAGCCTGATGTTTTATCAGGCACTCTACTACCTTCTTTGTATGTAAACTTGTTCATACTGTCTAGTGTGTTCTTACATTTAGGATCTATATATAACTTTATGTCTCCTGTTGTGCTACGCAACCTACTATTTACTGCCGCAATTGCATCTTTTACTGCTGGATTGGTTTTAGGTGTACGCACTTTGAATCCTGCATTGTGTAGTATAAGGTGATCTGTTAAACCATTAGCACTGGTTTTTCTTTGATTACCACTTGCATCTGGATATACAAATATCATGCGTCTACCATATCTTTGCTGTATTTCTTTACACATATCGCCGGTGCTGGCATTTTGTAGCATGATTTCATCTATTACATGTAGTGTTTCTCTGTCTTGTAACATAACACATGCCGCAAAGTTGTCTGTGTTGAAGTCCATGCCTATGTGTAGTGCGTTGCTAGGTGACAACTGTGGTGCTTTTTTCACATTATCTGTGCTGAACGCATAAGCAATTATGCCTGCCGCATCTTCAAATGTTGCGTTGTATTCTTGATTGAATTCTCTTTCTGCCATATCTCTCTTTGCCGCCTCTATTTCTTCAGGTGCTACATTGCCACCTTGTGCTGTGGTAAACTGATAACTGCTCCAGTCATCTAGTGTGTTAGCATTGTTGTATAAGTCCCAAAAGTGATTCCTACCATATGGTGTTCCAATGAATAGTGCATGTCCTTCTGTGTCACTTAGTGTGGGTCTCAATATGCTATCCCATGTAGCAGGATCCATACTAGCATACTCGTCAAGTGAAATAAAATTCCACTTAGTACCTCTAAGTGCTTGATTATTGTCACTACTACGCAATGTTATTATGCTGTTATTTACTAATGTTACGGTTAATTCTGATAAGTTTACTTTCTTTACCCAGTTCTTTTCATGTAATAATTGTAGTAAGTCATCCCATATCACTCCTTTTGCCTGTCGATATGTTGTTGCTATGTACAAACACTTTTGATCAGGATATCTGGCAAACTTGGCTAATTCATTGATTGCTAGGAATGTTTTACCAAATCGTCTACCTGCAACTACCACACGAAACCTTGCAGTATCAATTGAGATAGTTTTTTGTGGATTGGTTAACTTCATATCGTATACTGTAAATCTATATAGGTGTTGGTAGCACGAGGACTACATTCACACATTATTCCGGTTAAACTCCAGTGGAGAAGTTTAGTTTGTGTTGTGCTACCAACATAATTATTTATCTGCGTCGTCATCTAGCCATGGTAACACTTGACTGTTATCTGTGTTTACAGGTGACTCTGCTTGTCCTAGTATGTTTTTACCTAGCCATATGAGCATAACACGATCGCCTTTGAGTGCAAGGTCTAATTGTGCTTTACGCAGGCGTTGTTTTGTTATGATTCTGTTTTTGTCGATGATATCACGGAAGTTGTCCATAAAGGTTTGTAATGGCACCCCATAAAAGTCTGCCATTTCTTTGTTTGTGCAGTGATATTGACTTAATTGTGCAACTTCATCCTCAGGTATAACCACTTTGTTACGGCCTATAACACGTCCTCTAACTATTTTTTCACCATACTTTATTTTCTTTACACGATAATGATTATCCTGTACAGATTGTTCGTGTGCTTTTGAGCCTTCACTGCGTGTTTCTTCTGTTAGTGGTTTGCTATCTGAAAAGTCTTCATGTTCAGTTGACATTGCGTTCTCCTGTAATCAGTGTTCTATCGCCACTGTATGCGTTGTGATAATATTTATCATCTTTGTGATATTTTACCCACTATAATCCATATGTAAACTGTTAAGAGAGTTCGTTTGAACCATTATAGTTATTATATTAGGTCTAAAGACCTATTCATTT